AGAGCGGCATTAGAGTTATCTCCTGCTAGATAGATATTATAACCAGTAGACACATAGTTATTAACCGATGTGTTTGTTGTAGTTATGACATTTGTCGCGGTATTACATGTGATATTAGCTGTGAATGATAAGAATAGCGCGGTGTCAATACAAACTGTTCTTGACTGATTAGAAGTCTTTTGAATTGCCGGAGTAGTTATAGACTTTACGTCATAGTAGATTGAAACGTTGGCTGTTGCCTGAAGAGTCTCTACTGTATTTGCCGCACTTCTCAGAGTGAATGACATAGATGTCGTATTGGCAACATCGATTGTAGAATAGCGGTCTGCAAAGTTTATAGGAACATTCTTTGGATAGACTTTGCAGTGTGCGTTTGACGTATAAGAGTTAGCCAAATTATTAGAAGCTATGATCAGAGTATTATTTGCGATACTCTTGATTCTCTTAATTGAATATACTGTAGAATTTCCAACTCTTATATAATCATTTTCTTGATAAGAAGTCAAGAATGTGGTAGATGTACCGACCAGATTTGGACTGCCACTCGTAGCAGTTACGGTTCCAGTTGCATTTGTTACATTGATATTTGAAGTAGGAATTACTATTACTGCTTGCTCTTGTAGAGAAGTCAGAGTTCCTGTTCCATAATAAAATTGTTGATTTCCAGTAAGACCAATTGAAACTGATACACCATTAGAGTTGACGTTGACAGTATCGGTCTTACGGAAGATGAATGATGTATTTACGGTAGATCCGGGAGCGAGAGTCTTTACGTAAGACTTTCCAGTAGAGAATATAGTCTTACTGAAGTTTGGATCGATCAGAGTCGCAATATTTGAATTAGATGAAAGATTATATGTCAGTACAGCATCGGCAACTCCAGTTGCAGACGCAAAGCCTTTGACAGAAGCAAATGACTTACCGCTGTTCATCTGAATATTAGTCAAGTATAGATAGTATTCAGCGGATGGAGTATCTACGGTACCATCCGCATATATGAATGAAAGAACAGTTGCTGTACCTATAGCGTTTCCTGTCGGACTTATTGATACATAAGATTCATTAGTCAGAGCTGAGGTTGCAGCATCATATAGATTTACCGTAGAGCCGATAGAAAAATATCCAGCAACTTCTTTTACGACAATATAATTTCCATATGATGCTGATACGGTCTGACCAGTAAGACTGATCTTATCTGTACCCTTACGAACCTCATATTTTGATGAGTTTTCTAATTGAACTCTGTAGCCATTTACGTATGCCAATCCAGAGCTTACTAGAAGATTGAACGTACTGGTATTTGCCGGGTTGACGTCTGTGTTTAGTTTGAATGGATTTACGACAAAATCACCATTAGTCTCAAACTCTCTTCTTGCCATCTCTTTATTGATGACATTATACTGAGTGGTCTGCTTGAGTCTGACTATGTTTCCATTGTTCCACTCGGCGATCGCCAAGAAATTATTAGATGGAAGAGCATTACTATTTGCTACAGTCAGAGTAGGAGTGAGCTTTAATCTGTTAGCGCCTGGAGCGTTTGCGTTTGAATATCCAGATGCATTGTCTAGAAGACTCGAGTCGGTATATTCGGTTACTATAGTCTCAAGAGTCGTAAATCCAACTGATACGTTGTTTGGAGCGCTGGAGTACTTTGACACAATAGCCGTAATTGGAGATTCAACTTTAATGAAGAATCCCTTTTGGAATATAATACCTTCGCCAATCGTAAACGAATATCCAGTTCCTACTGGATTTGTATTCACGGCATTAATTTGAGCTGGAGCTACTTTGACAGTCAGAGAAGTAGATTGTGTGGTAGTATTAGATGGATTAGTATTAGAATAGAATACCAATTGCTCATCGGCGGAGAAAGCTTTCTCTCCACCTGTGCCGGTATTGATATACTTTAGATACAGAGTATGTAAGTCTGGATTCTGAGATTCAAGACCGTTTTGACTGTTTACTATTACTGCTTGAAGATTAGAAGTAGTTGCAGATACCGCGCGAAGACCGACATAGTCTGATGGCACTACGGTCTGACCGTCTACTCTTAGATCTGGGAGCTTGATATAGTTATAAGATGAATCAGTAGAGATACTGCATCCTTGAATTACAGTTCCCTCTACAAAGATATTATCACCAAATCTCTCGATTTGATTTTGTAGAATAGTCTGTAGCTGCGTTAACTCACGCGCTTGGACGGCAACGGCCGGGCGAAAGAGGATTCTATGAAAATTCTTTGCTTCATCATAATCGTCGTAGTATGGATCGACGTTGAAATTAGTCTCTAACGGCATTTAGGTCCTCTTAGTAAAATTTCAAGACCAGCTTGATCTTCTCGGATTGAGTATTAGATCTGCTGACTGCTGTTATATTTTCGGCGTATACTATATCTCCAGTATATTTAATAAGATCTGGCTGTCTAATCGAGCTTACTTGTACTATTTTATCGCCATTTGCAGACTGAATAGTCTTACTTCCACCGATTTCGAACACACCCTTCACACCAGTTAGATAGAAGTTGTATGTAGTATTTCCAACTCCTACTGGAGCGTCTATCGATTGAATATATCCATAAGCTCCATTTGCGCCTGGAGTATCTTGTTCGCAATAATCATCAATAACAAATGTATTAGAACCGACTTGATATGTTCCAGTCAACTTCAGAGTCTGCACAAAGACTTCTGATGGTTGAGCAACTGCAGTTACGTTTGCACTAGCCGCAGAGAGCTCGCCAGATACATTGGCTCCAGCTATAAACACACCAGCAACATTTGTGAGCTTTATGACTGTGCTGTTTGAAGACTGAACCGTACCAACGGCTGAATATTGAGAATTCGAATGAACTGCAGTCGTAACAAGTTTACTAATCTGAACGACATCGGTATTAGACAAAGTCTTATTCCAGAAAATAACTGCCGTAGAGTTTGTAGAATAGCTTACGGTAGGAGTGTTAGAAGGAAGAGTTCCATGATTATAGAGTTTGCTTCCGTTCAGATACACGTCAATAGCGTTAGTCGCAGCCAAAGCAAATGCGCTGTTCGATACAGAGTCTAAACCAAATACAGTATTAGAGAATCCAGCGGACACGGCGTTGATGCTGTTGTTGACTAGAGTGTTTCCAGTCTTATAGACTGTAGTAGAAGTCGTAAAGCTTCCACTGTCTTTTCTAACGACTGCTGTATTTCCGGTAACCTTGATGACTGTACCGTTTGCGGCTGGAGAATTTTGATAGATGGTATCGTTTGCAACAAGAGTCGTCGAAGCCGTAAACCCAAGAGTTACATAGTTACCGACAGTATATGTGTAATCTTGTACAATACTAGTGAAAGTATTAAGAGCAGTATTGACTCCGATATGCTGAACGACTTGTTCTCCATCCAAGAATACGCCGACGTTTGCGCTATAAGTCAGTTCAACATTAGCATATTGTGGATTCTTAAGTAGACCAATTCTTGAGTAGTCGTTCTGAGTCGAAATAGTATTGGCTTCGCTGTTTGCAAATGTCACGCTGATGCCAAGCTTATTAGCGTTGAGTTCTGACTCTACGTCATATCCATGACCACCGTGAGGAGCAATAACGGCTCGGGCTATAGCAGAATTTGCAGATAGAGATCCAGTGTTTCCGATGATATTGACGTCTGCGTATGTATAGTTTTGTCCACCAGAAATCATATCTACACGTTCAATAGCTTTAGAAGTAGTGTTGACTACGGCGATACCGACAGCATTAGATCCATCTCCCATGATTTCAACATAAGGAGTGATGGTGTATTCAGAAGTTAAGTCGGGCTGTGGATCATATACCGATTCGACTAATACTTGGTGTTGATTAGCAGTTACGGTATAACCAGTGATCTTACGAACTTGACCAGCACCAGTTCCACTTGAAATATAAAGAGCGGATCCAGTGTAGAAACCGTTGTTCGATGAACCGTTTGTGATGGCGTGGACTAGAGTATTACCAGATACTGCTACTTGTGAAAAATATCCGTTTGCATATGATAGATAGTTATTTCCACCGCTAGTAATAAACACTGCATCTACTGATCCATTACTGGCATACTGAGATACTGTTGTATTAGGAACTACTGGAATATAATCATTCGTGGTAAATTTATCATACAGAGCCGTACTAATTGTATACATATATTTCCATCTATATCCGTCGGCCGTAGTATAGTTTTCTTCATTGGCAGAAGTTTCGCTAAACAGAGGTTGACCAGTAGATGCAATTCCATTTGCATTGTCTAGGCACTTGAATACGTGATATGCACCGCCTTCATAAGATACTA